GTGCCGTTGTAGCTCTTGACCTTGACCCGAACGCCCGTGTTCGCGCCGGTCAGCCACGTGATCGAACCGTTGCCGAAGAAGTCGTCCGCCCGAGTGCTGCTGATCTGGAAGACCTGCGCGCTGGTCACTCCCGTGACCGTCACCGTGTCGGTGAAGCCGGCCAGGTTGACCCCGCACTTCGAGTTCCCCAGGTCGTGCCGGCACTCCGGCTGCAGGACGACGCTGTGCTCGGGCTGCAAGGCCTGACGGAGGTCGCGCATCTCGACGATGAACTTTCCGACCCGCGGCTGGATGTTGCCCAGGTGCCCCGCCTTCAGCACGACGAAGCCCTGCGAGATGTCGGCGCGGTTGAACTGGAACAGCGTCCAGGCAGCCCCGTCCCACAGCCCCCGCAGGATGTCCGCGCGGGTGACCACGCCGCCCTCGGTGAGCACGCCTTCGAGGTTGTCCACCTCAAGCCCCGACGTGCTGCGGATGTTGGAGGCGTCCAGGCCAGGGTCGGACAGGTAGGTGATCGACCCCGTGGCCGTGCCGTTGATCGGCACCCCGGTGATCGTGCAGTCGATGTCGGCGCTGGTCAGGGCCAAGCGGAGGCCGTCGAAGCGCTCCACCAGGCAGCCGAAGGCCACCGTCAGGGCGCGGCCTTGCAGATGCGTCAGAAGCCCGGAGGGGATCGACCTCACTCGCGCACCTCGACGATGTCGATGCTGTCCCACTCCAGGAACAGCGTGCCGTCGCCCCTGCGGTGCAGCATGCGCGCGTCCACGCGGTCGGTGTCGAAGCGGGCCGGCACGTCGAAGTCGCAGGCCACCTCGCGGACAGCCGCACCCGGCGCGCTGCCGAAGGTGACGACGCCCGTGTCCACGTTGACCGTGTAGTTCGCCGGGCTGGACTGGAGCACGCCGTCGAGCCACACCTGAACGGTTCCAGTCCCAAGCCGGGTCAACGAGCGGACGTACTCGAACGCGACCTCCGACCCGTAGACCTTGCTGATCTGGAACGTGGTGGATGTGATCTGCACCAGGCGGCCGTTCGCGCGCTGGCAGCGGTAGTCGGCCCAGTCCTTGAACCGGAAGCGATGCAGCCGGCCGCGGGCCATGTAGAAGAAGTCGCGCGCCGCCTCGTATCGCTTCGGATCGGTCACGACGGTGTTGTCGTCGCGCTTGATCTTGATGCCCTGGCTGACGTTCCACCGACCGCGGCTGGCCGACCAGTTCGAGATGGCGACCTCGTGGCCGGACTGCACCTCGACGATGGTGGTGTCGAAGAAGGCATGCCCGCCGGTCGCGCCGCGGGCGATGAGGTCGGGGAAGCGGGTGGTCAGGAAGCCCATCAGGCAGTCCCTCGCATGGTGGCCGCGCGTGCGCCGCGGGAAGCTGCCGCGAAGACCTGCGCTTGCGTGCGCTTGTCCATCGGGCCGCTGATCACGAACTGCTGGCTGATCGACATGCCGGACCCGCCGTTCGACTGCACGGTCAGGCCAGTGCGCCCACCGAACGCCGGCTCAGGCCCGCGCTCGCCCACCACGCCCCAGCGTCCGGGCGGGATGTAGCCGCCCTGCGCGAAGAAACCTGAGAACAGGTTGGAGAAGACCGCGCTCAGGTCGAAGCCACCGCCCGACGTGCCGGCACTGATCGCACCGCTGATCGCATTGCCCAGGGGCTCGGTCACCAGCTTGCGGGTGACGATGCGGATGATGTCCTGCTCCAGGCCCTTGAGCACGTCGGAGAACTTGCCGCCGCCGACGATGGCGTCCTCGAAGGCCGAGCTGAAGGTCAGGCCCAGCTCGTTGGCGATGTCGTTGGTCTTGGCGATCTCGCCAGAGATGCCAGCGATGCCCTTCACGATCCGGTCCAGCTCTTCGGGCGTGAACGCGGAGGGGTTCTCCTGGAGCTTCTTCTCCAGGGCCTCGGTGAGGCGCACCTTGCGGGCGTCGTCGGCCCGACCGGACAGCCGGTCGAACTCATCGTTGATCTGCTTCTCGACGCGGGCCTGCTCTTGAGCCGCGGCGATGTTCAGCCGGCGCAGCTCTTCCTGCTCCTTCAGCGCGTCGTTCTGCGCGGCCAGGCCGAGCACGATCTCGCGGACCTGTGGAATCTCGCCCAGGTTGCCCAGGCTCTTCAGGAAGTTCAGCGCTTCCTGTTCCTCGGTGAGGTCCTGCGTCGCCTGAAGCTGCCGATCCAGCTGCGACACGTAGGCAGCCAGTGCCCGCGTGCTGTCGTCGATCTGGCCAGCCTTCTCGATGGCCGCCTTCGGGATCTTCAGCGCGTCGGGGATGCGAAGCCGCGGTGGACCCGCGTCGCCGGGGTTCACGTTCCCGCGACCACCGCCTGCGCTGCCGTCCGTCAGTCCCAGCAGGCGCTGGTAGTACGTGATGTACTTCTGCACCTCGGCAACGTTTTGCTTCGCCGCTTCGAGACGATCCTTGCCCAGCAGCGAGAACCGGCCGCCATCGGCGCCGGCCTCGATGGCCTCCACCGCGCCCTTGGCCTTCTCCAGCTCTTCGCGGTAGAACCGCAGGGCCTCGGTGTCGGACGAGAACGTCCGGGACGTGCCCAGCGAGAACAGCGCCGACGAGAAGCTGCCGAAGGCCTTGCGACCCTCGGTGAGCTGCCTCAGGAACTCCGACAGCGCCGGCAACATGTCCCCGACGATGGCTCGCGCCGCGTCGGTCACGTCCTTGCGCATCGAGGCGAGCTGCTGATTGAACCGCTCGGCCGCCTCGGCCTGCTCGGTGGTCACCTTGGCATTGAGCTGGCCCTGCTTCGCCAGGTCGGCCAGGAACGGCGCGACCTCGCGCACGCTCTTGCCGAACAGCTCCTGCACCGCTCGGGCCTTGTCGCCGTCGTCGGCATACCCGCTCAGGGCCACCGCCACCTGGCGCAGCGCCTCGGCCGGGTCCAGGGCCTTCAGCTTCTCGACGTCGAGCCCCAGAGCCTTGATGACTCGCTCGGCATCGCTGCCCGGCTTGGCCTCCTTCAGCGTGTTGTTGAACTTGACCAGGGCGCCGGCCATCGAGTCGTAGCTCGTCCCGGTGCGCAGGGCCACGTCCTCGAGCGCGCTCAGGTTCTCGATGCTGGAGCCGGTCGCGTCCTTCAGGTCGTTGAAGGCGTCCAGGGCGTCGGTCGTGCCCTTGACCAGCGCCACCACCGAGATGCCGGCGAAGGCCGCGGTGATCGTCCGGGCGATGCCGGTCATCGCTGCGCCGACCTTGGCGTACCGCGCCTCCATCTGCGCGGCGTTCTTCTCGGCCGTGCGGTAGGCCTTGTCGAATCCACGCTCCAGCGAGGCAAGCCGCGCTTCGAGGTCGATTGACAGGGTAGCCAATGGCATGGGGGTGTCCTCAGTCCTGCGCTTCAGGCGCGGGGGTCTTGTGGGTCTTGATCACCACCAGGCGCCCGATCAGGGCTTCCGGGTCGGTCACGTCGAACATGGCGCAGACCACCGGAAGCCCGGTCCAGTCGAAGGCGCCCATTCCGTTGCTCAGGTACGCATAGGCACGCATCGCCAGCAGGTCGTCCCCGCCGGCTTGCGCCATCCACTCAGAGCCCTGCCCCGCGAGCGCTCGCTCGTCGAGCAGGGCTCTCAGTTTTTTGCGTCGGCCTCTTCCTTCTCGAAGGCCTGCTGGATCATGTCCAGCAGCTGCGTCGTGATCTGCTCGATCCAGTCCAGCCGATCACGCGCCACCGTGCGGAACAGGTCCGGGCCGAACGGCACCGGGTCTTCCGCGCCGATGGCCTGGCCTAGCAGGTCGGCCTCGGTGAAGCCTTCCCAGTCCACCACCTGAGCCAGCAGCAGGTCGAGGTCGCCCTTGCGGAAGAGCTGCGCGCCCCAGCGGTCGGGACGGCGCAGCTTCAGCCGCTTGCCGGGCTCTACTTCCAGCCAGCGTTCCCGCTGGGCCAGGATCTGAGCGATCAGGGCCTGCTGGTTCACGCGGCGCCTTCCAGCACGTGCTGCTTCACGATGACGTTGAAGCTGTAAGAGCCGACCGCGCCCTGCGACAGCTGCTCACTCGGGATGCCGGGCGAGCCGCGGAAGTGACGCACGCTGCCGTCCTTCAGGGTGACGCGGAAGACCAGCTTGCCGCCTTCGCGGGCGACGCTGCGCACCTTGGTCAGCGCGGTCGAGCCGATGGTCTCCATGCGGCCGGAGAACGTCACGGACTCGGCGGCCAGCGGGCCAGCCTCTTCCTGGCTCTGCTCGTCCAGCAGCACCGTGGTGTCCAGCGACGAAGCCTCGCCGCCGGCCTTGTTGTACTCGGTGCTCGACACCAGAGTCGCCCAGGCGCTGATGGGCACCACCGACCCGGCCGTGAAGTCGCCGTAGTTCGTGGTGTCCAGGTCTTCGAGGTCGAAGGTGTTGGCCGCCACCGTCTCCAGGCGCACGGACTGCCCTTCCAGGCGGGGCATGCCGGTGGCCGTGGCGAAGTAGGCGATGCTGTCGGCCAGCAGGCCGTGGGCCGTGGCGGTTGCGACCGGGGGATTGGCCGCGGTCACCTCGGTGACGGTGATCGGCGAGCCTTCGGTGATGCCGACTTCGACGCGGACGCCGCGCCCGATTGCATAGGTCATGGTCAGGTCCTTTCAGACAGAGAGAACCCGGCGCGGCGGCCGGGCGGGGTTGGAAACTTCAGCGGCTACAGCCGCATCCACTGGACGGTGACGACTTCGCCATCCAGCCCGAGTTCGGGGTCGTGCGCGCCCTGCCGGCTGGTCACGTAGACCGACTCGGTGCCGTGGGATGCGTCATAGGCGTCGAGGCAGGCCACCACCTGGTCAGCCACCGCAGCGGCGCCCAGCGCGGTCGTGGCCCAGCACTCCAGGGTGATCGTGGACTGTTCGATCTGGTCATCGCCGTCGAGCCCGCCAATGGGATCGGAAGACGAGTTCCAGACGACGATGGGCAGCGAGTCGTTCGGGTCGGCCGCATGCTGGCTGATGCGGTTGCCCACCAGCGCGGTCAGGGGCGCGTGAGCCGTCAGGACCGCCACCAGGTCGTTCTCGATGCTCACAGCGTCGTGCCCTTCCCGGTGACGTTGAACTTGGCGAGCTGCGGGCCGATGCGCTCACCGAAGATGCGAAGCGCCTCCAGCAGCTTGGCCGCGCCGGCCTGAAGGAACTTCGCGCCCGGCTTCGAGCCGCCGGGGCTGTTCCAGCCGAACTCCTGCCAGCGCCAGTAGTACGGGTCATTCGGGCTCTTGGCCCCGCGGTTGCCGCCCTTGGCCGGCCTGACGTTCACGAAGACGCCCACGTTCCCGGCCCGGCGCGCGACCTTGCTGGTACGCACGACGATGGCTTTCTGCAGGGTCCCCGGCTTGCGGACACCTCGCCGGATCGCGGACGCCCCGGCGTAGGTGCTCGCCTTGAGCACGGGGGCGCGGCGCT